AACACACGCGATGCGTTTGAGTGGGATAAAACGCTGGAAAAACACAGTTTTTGGCGAGATGTTTTTTGCGGCGAAACCATGCCCATCCCCGCGTCATCACTCGAAGACCTGCGCAAGGCTGGTATGATGCCGGAGCCCTCAATCACCCTGGAGGATTACGCCCGCATGGAGCGCGAGGAAGAAGCAATCACCAGCCCCGCGCATTACAAGGTATGCGAAGGGCTGGATGTGGTAGACATGATCCGCGCCGTGCTGACCCCTGAGCAGTTCAGCGGCTACTGCCTTGGAAACGTGATTAAGTACCGGATGCGAGCCGGGAAAAAAACCATGAGTCCGATGGAAGATTTAGGCAAGGCTCATGTGTACGAGACCTGGCTGGCTGAGATGGAAAGGGGTGAAGGATGAAACGCATCCTTATCGCCTCAGCCATCGCCCTGCTGCTGATCGGATGCAGCACCGAACGGCAATGCGCCCGCGCTGCGAAGCGATGCGCTCACCTGTGGCACTCAGATACCGCATGGGTGCATGACAGCATTACCATTGAACGCACGCTGACCGATACCCTGTTACGGTGGCAGACATTGCGCGAGCGGGACACCGTCACCATCAGAGACGGCCGGGCTACTGTTCGTATCGTGCGCCTGCCCGGAGATTCGATATGGGTTCAGGGCGAATGCGGGGACACCGTTATAAGGTACGTCCGGCAGATGGTGACTAATCGAATTGAGCAGCCGCGCCCGTGGTGGTATTGGTGGCCATTGTGGGTGCTGGTCTTCATCGCATTGCGGCAATTCGCGGTGTGGGTATTGCGAAAGCTGTAAATCTTTCCCGCTGTAAATCAATCACTTAGCGCAGTTACCCAAAAATAATGCACATTTTTTTGCGCAGGGTATTGCGGATGTGGTTAATAGTATTACCTTTGAATCATGGAAACAGCAACAAAAAACACCAACAAAGTACTGGCCACCGAAATCAAAGTCGGCCAAATCATCAAGAAGTGCAACGAATGGGCTGAGGTTATTTCTGAACCATACCCAAGCCCTTACACAAAAGGCGAGGTAGCAGTAGACGTTGTAACCATTGCGCAAGTTGTTAAGCATCGCGGGCCATTCCCTCACACAGTAAAAGACCCAGGCGGATATAAAACGACTTACTACTACCGGGCCACAACATTCGTAACCAAACGCTAACCCAACCGGGGCGGCTAACAACCGCCCCTTACCTTTACACCTATGGAAAACCAATACTTCACCCACGGCCCGAACATGGCCTACGTCGTGCGACCTGACGGCACGGCCACGCTTTATGCCGATTATATCGGCTTGGAAAAACAGGAGATTAGCCACTATTCAACTAACATCCTCGGCACATGGAAAGACCTTAAGCCCTGCACGCTTGAGCAATTCACCGAAATCAAATGGCGCGTAATACGCAAAATGACAGAAAGGGGCGCGATATGAAGCAAGAAACATCATTCACCCGGTGGCAGCGTTTTATCCGCATTCAGCAGATCCGCCTGGAACACGCCTTGCACCTCGCAGGGGATCGGCGGGAATACGGCCCGCAAAGCAGGAAGGAGGCCGCGAAATGATAACGCAGTATTTCAAATGGAGTGGCGCAGGCAGGGCAATGATAATGGTTCATTTTGCCGATGAACAAACCGGAATAGTTGAAAAAGCAATCGGTATTCATACAGATAAAAATTACCCTGCTGCGATTCAACTTTTAGACGGGCCTTTCACCGCATCCACAGAATTTCAACCAATCACCCGTGCAGACTTTATCGAAGCCATGCCGAGCGATATGCGGGAACTGGCCCTGTTTGCGCTTGAGTTTTTGAAGGAGGCCGCGAAATGACCGGCGTAGTAATCTTCCTATGCATGGGCGCATTTTTCACCGTGCTGCTGTTGGCTGATCTTTTAGGCAAATCGCGCCTGTGCCGTCCGCGCCAACTGCGGTACAAGTCCGGGCAGGTTGTTACCTTCGGACAGAGCCGGATAAAGGCCATCGTCGTTGAGTCACGATGGAACAAGCGGACACATAATTGGGAATATCACTTACAAGGCTTTCCCGGATGGATTCAACAAACCAATATCAGACCTATATGAAACACACCAAATTCGCCGCCGCGATGGCGGAAATCAAGCCCGTAGCCAAAGAGGCCACTAATCCACACTTTCGCAGCCGGTACGCTGACCTGAACACAATCTTAGCGGAGGTAAAACCAGTGCTGCACAAACACGGCCTGTGCATTATTCAGCCGATTGAGGAAGGGCAGGTTGTAACTCGCATTCTCGATTCCGAAACAATGGAACTTATTTGCGAATCCGCCCTGCCTCTGAGCCTGCAAGGCACACCCCAACAGCGCGGCAGCGAAATCACCTACTATCGCCGCTATACCTTGCAGTCCTTACTGGCCCTTGAGGCGGAAGACGATGATGCAAACGCAGCCACACCTTCCGCACCGGTTCAAAATAGCAAACCCGCTCCGCCTGCCGGCAATGACGCTGACGATAACAAGCCGTGGATTAACGGCGATAACCAGCGATGGAAAGACGCTATTGCATGGGTTGAATCTGAGGCCAAGGCAGGCCGTGGTGAAGATGCAGCGAAACGCGCTATTGCTACACTTGGAAAGGATTTTAAAATCAATAAGGAGTTTCGCGCTGCAATGGATTTGACAGGCAAAGGATTAACGGCAAACCCAGTCAATGCAAATCAATAATCTTCCACCCGTCTTTAAACACCTGGCTTTCCTACGCCGTAAAGAATACGGCTTTCCCGAAGCAGAGGCCAATAATGTTCAGTCCCTGTGGTGCGCTTTCGATTGGAAGCGCACCCCTGAAGGGGCGCAGTTTTGGGACTTTGTAGATGACCGGAAATTTAACCACGCAATGAAGATTTTAAACCGCCAAATTAACGATGAACAAGAACGCCAAACCGCAGCCGTATAAGGCCGATTCCGAGAAAGAACCTATCGCAGACAGGCCGCGCATCATGCCTTACGAAGACCTGATATTCTCAGACCAGTTGGATGCTATATGGCACACCATTGCGGAGACCTTGGACTGCTCTTTGGATGTGGTCAGCAGGCGAAGCAGGCACAGGCAATTCGCACGGGCGCGGCAACTGTTCTTCTACTTCGCCCGGAAACAGACGATGGCCAGCCTTCGCGAAATCGGCCAGTATGCAGGCGGGCGTGACCATTCAACCGTAATTCACGGAGTTACCATCATTGAAAACGAGATGAGGTACAAGTCATTTAAGACCCTTGTCGAGACCATCGAGCGCAACCTGACAGGCCGTGTCCCTGCTGCTGAAGACCCGGAATTGCGCGTAAAATTATTCTGTCCTTACCTCGGATTTATCGCAGGCGGATAGTATATTTGTAACAAGTTCGGAACAGGCGATTGGAACCCGCCCCGGATGAAAGAAGAACATGAACACACGACCTAACAGACGCCCCGTCAAAGTACCTGCGCACCCTATCTTCTGGGGTGGTTCCACGCAGAGAAATGGCGGGGCGTTTTGCTTTTATGGCTAAAGACCCTGCACTACTATTCTACACATCCGATTTCCTGAGCGGAACAATGCTGCTATCTATGGAACAGCGCGGCAAGTACATCACCCTTCTTTGCCTTCAACATCAGACCGGAAGATTAAGTGAAAAACATATGTTACAGATATGTGGAACACACGACCCGGACATCTGGGCAAAATTCAAACATGACGAAGCCGGTCTTTTTTACAATGAGCGTTTAGAATTTGAAACTGAACGCCGCCGGAACTATTCTGAAAGCCGATCTAAGAATCGAAAGGGGAAAAAGAAAGATGTCAATAACACATCAAAAACATATGATGTTCATATGGAAACTGAAACTGAAACTATAACTGAAAGTAAAACTAAAAGGAAAAGGGGTGCAGGGGAAAAGGAAAAACAATTCGTACCACCTGAACTTACAGAGGTTATTCAGTACGTTCAGCAAAAGGGTTTTCTTTCTGACCTTGCTAAACAATTCCACGCCTACTACACGGAAAACAATTGGGTTAAGACCAACAACAAGCGTGTTGATAATTGGAAGCTGACGATGCAAACTTGGATGGCAAGACCCGATAACCAGCAATACAAGATGCAAAACAGCATAGGCGGTACACGGTATGTACCTTTTGACCCCGAAAAACATTTCTGATGACAACCCTAATTCAAGACCAAAACATCGAAGCAGCCGTCTTAGGTGCATTGTTGCAAGCTCCCAACGAGCAGCACCATATAACCGAACTGCAATCAAAGTTCTTTGCTGACCCGATCCACCGAGACATCTTCACGGCGATGCAGGAACTTTACAGCAAGGGCAGCGCGATTGACATTGTAACCGTTTCCAGGCATTGCCTTCAAAACAAGTACCTGCCCAAGCCAGTGGACATTGCAGGCATCGCTTCGCTGATTGCTTCCGCTGCCAACCTTACCACGCATTCAAAACACCTGTACGAATTGTCAGCCCTGCGCGAATTGCAGGCAATGGCAGCCGATGTGCAGGCGCGGATAGCAGGTGGTGGGGGAATAGACCCGTTTAAGATTGCCGACGAAGCACAGGCCACTATTGATGCAATCCGCAATAACATGGGCAGCGAGCCTGTGAGGTACGGAAGCCTGTTGGCGAAGACTGTGCAGGACATTGGCGAGCGGTCAGCCAAGGGCGAAGCGCAGGGAATCACAAGCGGCTGGCCTGCCCTCGACCATGTGACAAGCGGAATGAGTCCGGGCGAACTTTGGATAATCGCCGGCAGGCCGGGTATGGGAAAAACGGCATTGGCTGTTGCGCTTCAGCAGGCCCACGCGATGCACGGCGGGGCGGCTGTCATGTTCAGTCTGGAGATGGAAAACAAAGCTTTGGCAATGCGGATGCTATCGGGGGACACCGGCCTGCCCGCTCACCTGTTCAGGCAGGGCAAGATAAACGAGGCCACTATGCGTGACCTGCTTTCACACGTAGACACAGCGGACCGACTTAAGTTGTGGTTTGAAGACAGTCCCGGAATCACAATCGAGAAAATCCGCGCACGGGTGAAGACCATGAAACACAAGCACGGACTGACTTGCGTGGTATGTGATTACATTGGATTGGTTCAGCCGACAAACAGCAAAGAAATCCGGGAGCAGCAGATTGCGCACATATCGCGCACGGCAAAGAGTATCGCGAAAGAATGCGGCGTAACCTTTATCATGCTGGCTCAGCTCAACCGTCAGAGCGAACAGCGGGCGGATAAACGGCCCATGCTGTCAGACCTGCGAGAGTCAGGCGCAATCGAACAGGATGCAGATTTGGTTATGTTCCCCTACCGACCAGCTTACTACGGGCAGGAAGAAGGCGCACCGGCAGGCCCGACCGAAGAGGCTGCGGAACTCATCATTGCGAAGAACCGGAACGGCGCGGCAAACATGAGCCTGCCGCTGACATTCATTCCGCAGTTGGCGTCTTACAAATTGCGCGCACCTTTTCAGACATTCTAATGAGACACGGTTCACTATTTTCGGGCGCGGGTGGCTTCGACTTAGCTGCTCAGTGGATGGGCTGGGAGAACGTCTTTCACTGCGAATTTGAAAAATACAAACTTGAACGACTGCACAAAAACTTTCCAAACTCACTAAGCTATGGAGACATTACTGAAACAGACTTCACTATTTACAGAGGACGAATTGACATCCTTACGGGTGGTTTCCCTTGTCAAGACGCATCCATCGCAAAACAAGACGGCAAAGGTCAACAGGGGCTACAAGGTAGCCGAACAGGACTTTTTTGGGAAATGCTCCGCTCCATTAAAGAAATCCGACCGCGCTACATCGTGGCCGAAAACGTGGCAAATTTTCTTAAGGTTAACGGAGGGTCAGACTTTAGAACAGCACTCACCGAACTTGCCCGATTG